GGTTGCATCCTGACGCTCTAAGGAGTAAGTTAGTCTCACCTAGAGCGGACTGACTCCTATGGTGAGAGTAGCAGGAGGCCTGAAATTCATTAAGGGCTAACCTTGTGGTGAGGGAAATTGATTCATTGTAACACTTGTAACACATAGCTCGGGGGTGAGCAGAGGTATCCACCAGAAGTGTGGGCATCCGCTGAATCCAACCAAGTTATACGTATCCGGATGAGTCGAGTCGAGTCGTAGTGTATTGATTGAAAAGTCATAACATGCTTGGTTGTCGTATGGATATAGAATGGTGAAAGTATATTTGACTGTATGATGAAAATGTTGTTGGCTCTAGCTTACCCTGTTTGTTGTATGGTTGTCTTGTATGTGACTCTTCTTTCCTGCGATGATCATCAATTTGATTGATGGGAGCAGATGGGCGAGGTTCTCGTGGTCAGCAAGGAAATGGCGATTCCGCTGCTTAGCCATCTGGGCTGGATTTTATGTTCTTCATGGTTTCTTTAGGGCTATGGCCCATGTATTGTTTTACGCTTTACTACTCTATTCTCTTTTGGTAGACTTGTATCTGATTTCCTGTTGACATCGTGGTGTGCCCAGGTTATAGGGGTTATGTTAAGGACCCCAGGACTACGCTACAGTACTATTTTAGTGTGACGTTTCCTTTAATTTTGCTTAATAATTCAATGGGACGTTACATTTATGGTATCAGAGCGGTAATTCTTTAGGTCTGTGGACTTGGATGTCCGCTTAGCTTTCTCTCTATGTCTTTTGAGTGTTCTTAGTTAAATTATTGCCTTATTCGAGCCTAACAAAGTGATTTTCTGTGTGCCAGTAAACTATAGCACCTCCTCGTAGGAATTCGCAATCGTTCCAGGGTGACACACCCGATATCGCTAGGGCAATAGAGGCGATGGTGGCTGCCATGACGCAGCAGAGCACCGTGATGATGCAGCAGATGGAGGCCGCTAGGGCAGCTGCTGAGGATGCCCATCGGCAGCACATGGAGGCACTCCACAAACTGGAGGAGAACAGGGCAACTGCCCCTATGTTTGGCCAAGAGCCACGACCACCAGTCAGGGAGTGGAGTCTAGAAGACTTCCTGAAACACCATATCGTGAAGTTCAACGGGTGGACTAGTCCAGATGCAGCCGATCAGTGGCTGAAGGATCTGGAGAGAATCTTCGATGCGAAGATGTGCCCAGCAGATAACAGGTTGGCCTTTGCCGCCTACATGCTGACTGGGGAAGCTGAACACTGGTGGATGAGCATGAAGTCCATCATGGTGGAGAGAGGAGAGCCTGTGACTTGGGAGGCCTTCCGGGGAAAGTTCCTCTCAGAGTATTTCCCCGATAGCGTCAGATACGCCAAGGAAGTGGAATTCCTCCAGCTCACACAGGGAGGGAAGTCAGTAGCTGATTATGCTGAGAAGTTCAAGCACCTCAACCGTTTTTACACCTTGCCACTCGATGAGGAGTGCAGATGCTGCAAGTTTGAAAATGGACTCTGCGGAACATTCGCTTGATGGTAGCACCCTTGTCCATCAAGGATTTTGCTGCTCTGGTGGAGAAGGCCAGGGTAATGGAGAAGATGAAGAATGAGGTGGAGGGCCAGCGATCTCAGCAGCCTCAGAGGATTGGTGGGCCATCTAGGTCCAAGCCCATACATGATGATCGGAGGAGACCATACGACAGACCTCACCACCAGTCTCAGGGGTCTAGGGTTCTTCCTCCCCAACAAGATCGAGTCCAGTGCTATATATGTGGAGGTCCTCATCTGAGGAGCGCTTGCCCACGCATGAAGGGCTACCGTAGATGCAACAACTGTGGCAAGGAGGGCCACTTTGGGAAGGATTGTCCCACCCTTGATAGGGCAGCAGCATGCCCTCTAGTTCAGGCTTCTCACCAGCACCAGCGGAGAGATAGAGGCAACAGGCCTCAGGCGACAGGCAGGTATATGCCATGACCGGAGCAAAGGCCGCAGGCTCAGGCAATCTTGTTATGGGTCGATGCATGATAGCTGGTGAATCCTTGTGTGTACTGTATGATTCTGGAGCGACACACTCATTTGTGTCAATTGATTGTCTGGATGGTCTGGGTCTGCCGGTGCGCGAGCTGCAGTGTGAACTTTTAGTATCTACCCCGGCATCGGGTCTGGTCAAGACGTCGTCCTTATGTTCTAGGTGCCCAGTGGAGGTGGAGGGACGCAGGTACAAGGTAAATCTAATCTGCCTACCTCTATAGGAGTTGGAGGTAATCTTAGGGATGGATTGGCTCTCTGCCAATCGCATTCTGATAGATTGTCGGGAGAAAAGATTGTTGTTCCCCGACTCAGAGGAACTGGAGTTGGTGTCTCCTCAAGGAGTGGTGAAGGAGATCTAGAGTGGCGCGCAATGCTTCATAATCTTCGCCCGTATGGAGGTGGGAGAGAGAGAGGGAACTTCAGTGATACCGGTAGTGCATGAGTTTGAAGACATATTCTCGGATGAAGTACCGGGATTACCCCCAGTAGGGAAGTAGAGTTCTCTATTGATCTGGTACCAAGGACGGGCCCGGTCTCGATGGCCCCGTATCGTATGGCTCTGGCGAAGTTAGTTGAACTTAAGAAGCAGATAGAAGAACTAACGGAGAAACAGTTCATCCGACCCAGCACTTCGCCTTGGGGAGCACTAGTGTTGTTGGTGAAGAAGAAGGACGGGAGTTCATGCTTGTGCGTGGACTACATGCAACTAAACAAGATGACGATTAAGAATAAGTATCCGCTCCTAAGGATCGACGACTTGATGGATCAGTTGCATGGATCATCAGTTTTCTCGAAGATAGATCTGCGGTCGGGATACCATCAGATTTTGGTAAAGGCTGATGATGTATAGAGGACGACCTTCAGGTCTAGATATGGCCTTTTGGTGTGACCAACGCTCCAACAGTGTTCATGGACTACCTGAACAGGATCTTCCGGCCCTTCCTAGATAAGTTTGTCGTAGTCTTCATAGACGACATCCTTATCTATTCCAGGACTCAGGAGGAACATGCAGAACACCTGAGGTTGGTACTTGGCGTCTTGAGAGAAAAACAGTTGTACGCCAAGTTGTCCAAGTGCGAGTTCTGGATGGGTGAAGTTCAGTTTTTGGGGTATGTGATATCTACCCAGGGGATTGCAATAGACCCAGCGAAGGTCGAGGCAGTGGTAAAGTGGGAAATTCCCAAGTCGGCCACAGAGATCAGAAGCTTTGTGGGGTTAGTGGGCTACTATAGGAGATTCATAGAAGGATTCTCCAAGATAGTGGCGCCTCTGACTTTGCTTACTCGGAAGGACCAACCTTTCACTTGGACGGACAAGTGTGAGGAGAGCTTTCAGGAGCTAAAAAGAAGGTGGACGAGTGCTCCTATATTAGTAATTCTGGATGTGGGGAAACCATTTGAAGTCTATTGCGACGCGTCTCATCTTGGGCTTGGTTGTGTGTTGATGCAAGAAAAGAAGGCAGTGGCGTATGCTTCACGACAGCTTAAGGTGCATGAGCGTAATTACCCAACTCATGACCTATAGTTGGCAGCCATAGTGTTTGCTTTGAAGATTTGGAGGCATTATCTTTATGGTGCTCAGTTCCGCGTGTTCAGAGGTCATAAGAGCCTCAAGTACTTGTTTGATCAAAAGGAGCTGAACATGAGGCAGAGGAGGTGGATGGAATTCCTGAAAGATTATGACTTCGAGCTTCTATATCACCCAAGGAAGGCAAATGTGGTAGTTGATGCCTTGAGTAGGAAGACCGTACATGTTGCACTCCTTATGGTCAAGGAGGTGGAGTTACTAGAGAAATTCCGGGATATGAAGCTACAGGTGGAGGTAAGGCCTGAGTTCATTAGATGTAGTACCCTAACTATATCTAGTGACTTCTTGGGCTCAGTGAGAGAGAGGAAGTTATTGGATGCCAGTCTGAACAGAGTCAGAGAACAACTTGGGTCAGATGAGGCTAGAGATTTTGCTTTGGGTGATGATGGTATACTGAGGTTTCAGGGTAGGGTATGCGTACCTGATGATGTCGAGGTGAAAAAATTAATTCTAGAAGAAGGACACAAGAGTCGTCTTAGTTTGCATCCCGACATGACTAAGATGTACCAAGATCTTAAGGAGACCTTCTGGTGGCAGGGAATGAAGAGGGATGTTGCTCAGTTTGTATCAGCCTGTTTGACATGTCAGAAGGCGAAGGTGGAGCATCAGAGACCCGGTGGGATCCTACAACCCTTGGAAATACCAGTGTGGAAATGGGACAGCATCTCGATGGACTTTGTGACCCATTTGCCACGGACCTTTAGAGGACACGATACCATATGGGTGATAGTGGATCAGTTGACCAAGAGTGCCCACTTCTTGGCGATGAACTTGAGGATGTCCATGGCCAAGTTAGCTGAAATGTACATTAAGGAGATCGTGAGGTTGCATGAAATACCTTCGAGCATAGTTTCTGACAGAGACCCACGATTTACATCCCGGTTCTGGCAAACCTTACAGGAGGCTTCGGGGACCAAGTTGACTATGAGCTCAACCTACCACCCCTAGACTAATGGCCAGTCGGAGAGGACCATCTAGTCACTTGTGGACTTGTTGCGGACATGCATACTGGACCACCTGGGAGCTTGGGATGAGGTACTGCCTTTGATAGAGTTCACCTACAACAACAGTTTCCATGCGAGCATCGACATGGCACCGTACGAGGCTCTTTACGGTAGGAAGTGTAGGACTCCCCTGTGTTGGTACCAGGATGGGGAAGCAGTACTTGTCGGACCGGAATTATTAGAGCAGACCACTGAGAAAGTGAGTATGGTGAGGAACAAGATGCAGGCTTCTCAGAGTAGGCAAAAGGCCTATGCAGACCGTAGGAGGAGACCTCTAGAGTTTGCGGCTGGTGATCATGTATTCCTGAGGGTGACCCAAACCATGGACGTGGGGAGGGCTCTCCGCTCAAGGAAGCTTTCGCCCAAGTTCCTTGGCCCCTATCAGATCACGAGAAGGATTGGGTCGGTGGCTTACGAGATAGCCTTACCCCCGCAGTTGGAAAATCTTCACCCAATGTTTCATGTCTTGCAGTTGAGGAAGTATGTGTTTAACCCGGCTCATGTGTTGGAAGCCGAGGATATACAGATCAGGGAGGACCTCGCAGTGGAAGTACCACCCGTCTCTTTAGAGGATAGCAAAGTTGAGGAACGCCGAGGAAAAGCGGTCAGCCTTGTTAAAGTCATCTGGGATCGGAGGACAGGTGACTCGACTTGGGAGTTAGAGGAGGACATGAGAAAATCACATCCACATTTGTTTACCTGGTGAGTCTTTATTTTCGAGGTCAAAAATTTTTGTTGTTGGGGAGAATGTAAGGCCCTATTCTTTTATAACCCTTAATAAAAAGGGCTGCCCAAAAATCTGATGGGCCTAAGAGCTGGCCCAGTAGATAAAAACCCCCTTCGTTGCCCTAAGTCTCACTTTTCACTCATTTTCAGAAAACCTAAGACTGCAGCCGTCAACCCCCCTCCGCTAGGGTTTGCTTCCGTTGTCACGTTAAGCTAAAGGAACTTGTACTCCATGTAAGTGTCTCTTCCAGCCGTGCTAGTTCCCTTTCTACTATCTTTTTGTATTTTCGATTAAAAGCCTCCGTTAACTCAGTTTCTCTGGTTCTGTTCCGATGCTCCGCCTGTTCTGAAAGTCCATCACTCGAGCTGCTGTTCTCCGAGGTCCCGTGCCGAAGTGTTGTTAGCCCTTTTTCCAGGTACAGGAAGTTAGGGTTTCCAGTTTTGAGTTGTTTCGGCCTATCCTTGAATTGGTTGTTGATTGTGTGAATTAAACCTTCGCTTTGATGCTTGAGAATACCTTGTATGATTGGTTGGTTTGAAAAGCATAGCTATTGTAGGTGAAATAGTGGTGAGACATGTAAATCTCGCCCAAGCGAGCCAGTCTTGCCTAGGCGAGACAAACAGGGATTCACCAAAACCAGTTTGCGCGAAAGGTCGCCCAGGCGACCCGCTCAAATTTTTGAGCGAGCGGACATCTCGCCCAGGCGAGAGGGATCTCTCCTAAGCGAGATCCTGCGTTGGTTTCTGCATGCTCTTTCGAGCCCTCGCCTGGGCGAAAAGGGCTCACCTGAGCGAAACCCTTCAGCCTGAGCGAGGGACTGGGCGAGGCAGTACGCTGTTTGGGTGCTTGTTTATTCTTGGATGATTGATATTGGTTTGAGTATGAATGTTATGATGAGAAACATGTATATAATGGAAAATTATGTATGCTTGGCATGAATCATGAATTGTAAATGATGGGTTTGGTATGAAAATTGGCATGTGAACTAAATAAGATGGGTATTATTAAAGTGGTATGATAATGAGATGAGTTGGGCCTCATGTGTATGGATGGACTGTGACGAGTTGGGATGAGTTGGATCTGGAACGTGAAAAGATTGGCTTTAAATGTTGATGTACTGGTTATATTCTTGCATGGTGAATACTTTTGACTGTGTGATCTTATTTTGGTCTGTGTCAGTGCATAATTCCTTGGGGTCTCTAGGTGAGACTTTCAGGGTTGCGCTTCAGTGGTCGGGACGTAATTCCATGGCCCTTGTTAGTGGGTGCCCATGGTGGTGCCCCATCTGTATAACTACGTAAGTATTCAAGGTAAGGTTGCATCCTGACGCTCTAAGGAGTAAGTTAGTCTCACCTAGAGCGGACTGACTCCTATGGTG